CACGCGGGTGTAGTTGTTGCCAGACGTGTCCATCACGCCCAGGTCGGCCACAAAGGTGCCGGTGCTGGGGAAGGTAGGGGTCAAGGTGAATGGCGTGGTGGGGATGGTGCCAACCCAGTCCAATTGCGGCAGTTTGACACCCACGGTCGGGGTCACGCCAAAGTGCAGCGCGGCCAATGCAGTGGCGTTGATGTCAGCCGTCTTGGCGCTGAATGCCAGCTTGGCTTTGCCACGGCCCTGGTCGACCGGCAGCTGGCCTGCGCCATACAGCGGCTTGGACTCAAAGCTGAAGTCGGTGGAAATGTCTTGCAGGATGCCCAGGCGAAACGACTGGGGCACAGCCAGGGCAACGCCCAGCGCATCGGTCAACGAGGTGGCGATAAGCACCCCCGCGCCAAATTTTTGTTTGGTGGTCATGGTGAAAATTCCTTAAAGAGAGTTTTTGGGGATCAGGTAGGTAAAACGGTAGCGGCTGGTTTTGTCCAGCACGGTGGCATCAGCCTCGGACTCTGCAAAGGTGCTGGACTCCAGCCGCACACTGACGGCCAGGGTCAGCAACACGGGGTCAGTGGTCAGCGCGGCGTGTGCCACGGCATGGATGGCCTCTACGGCAGGCGTTGGTGGGTCTGCACGCACCTGAATGCGCACATCCACCATTTGCTGGTGGCGGTCCATCTCGCCGGCAAAGGATTCGACCGAGTCGTCACGCGGCTGCACATTGATGTTGGGGGCTTCGTTGCGGCTTTCGGCCTCAGCGCGTTCCCTGAACACCTGGCAACCCACGGGCACCACGGCTTTGAGCAGGGTGTCAACCTGGTCCAGTATTTGCACCAGCAAGGTCGTCATGGTGTCACCCGGGTCAGCTTGACGCTGCTGAAGACGGCATCTTCCATTTGCGCAGGATCGGTGCGCAGGCGGTAGGTGATGCCTTTGATTGCCACCAGCTCAGCCCGTTTCAGGCCGGGCCACGCAGCGGTTTCGAGCGTCAGGGTGTACTCACGGCTGATGTGGCCACCGCTGTCGTTGCCAACATCGGCCTGGTCAAACAACACCTGGGCCGTGATGGTGATGCCCCCGGTGCTGGGGGTCCAGCTCATGGGGTCACCAAAATCAGCCAGGAAGGTGGCCGCATCTGCTGCAAACATGACTTAGACCGGGACAGGTGCGGGGGTAGGTACAGCCGGGGCGGGGGCGACACCCTGGGCTTGTGCCAGGGCGGCTACCAGCATCTGGACCAGCACGGCGGGGTCGTTGGCGGCTGCAGCCGACTGGGTAGCCGCTTTTTCAGCAGCAAGGGCCGCAGCGCGGTCTTTGTCGCTGGCAAATTCCAGCTTGTGGGCATGCAGGGCGGCGTCAGCGTCTTCCAACACGACTTCTTCGCCGCTGGTGTAGGTGCGTTCGTATTTCTCGCCAGTGGGTTTGGACAGTGCCAGGAAGACGACAAAGCCTTCACGCACGATGTATTTTTTGGTAGCCATAAGGTACTCCGGGGAATGAAAAGAAAAAAAGGGGAAAGCCGCCAGCGCCATCAAGGCACAGGCGGCGGGTGATCTACAAAGGATCAGGGTGTCAGCGCGTCAGACATCACGCTGAACGACGCGGCGTGACGTACACCGATGTCGATGGACTGCAGGGCGCGCAGCAGCACGCCGCCCGACTTGTAGGCAGCGGCGTCGTATGGGTTGGGGACGATCTCCAACACGCCCCACTCACCCACGAGCAGTTCAGACCATGCACCAAAGAAGATTTCAGAGCACACGCCAGTGCTGGTGCCCTTGGTCAAATTGCTGCGGGCCTGGTTGGAGCGGGCGACCGAGTAGCCATTGATCTCACCAGGCGTGCCGGACTGGGCGCCCACACTGGAGCCAGTCCACAGGTATTGACCGGTGGTGCTCTTGAGTTTCTTGGTGCTGCCAATGGTCTTGGCGTTGGTCAGATAAGCCAGATTGGTCTCAGGCGCATTGGCAGCGGTGACCTGCGTTTCCAGGTCGATGTAGTTGTCAAGGCTGACCGCAGCACCGTTGGTGCCACCAATCACCGAACCGACGCCAGAGACGTTGGCAATGCCGCGGGGAATGGCACCCGAGCCGCTGCCAGACAACGCGGCGAGGTCAATACCCAAGGCCATGGCAGCCAGCATGTCGGCACGGGCGATCATGTCGATGTCGGGCGTGGCCTGCATCAGCATGTTGCGGGTGATCAGGCTGTAGGTGCCGATGGTCTTGAGCGACAGGCTGACCTTGTCAAAGGTGGCTTCGGACTCGCTGGTGTCCACGCCTTCAGCGGTCCAGAATGTGGCGGTCTGGCCGGTCTGGCGCGGGATGTCCACATTGCCTACCAGGCCGGAGAGCACAGTGGCACCAAGTTGCATCACGCGGGCTTTGTTGCGCAGCACTTCAATGAAGCTGCCTGCCAGCAGGTTGGTGGCTACCATGGTGCCGCCCGTGGTGCCCGCGCCTGCAGTGCCCACACTGTAGGCTGCACGCAGGTTGGTGGGCACAAAGAACGACATGGATTCACTGGGTGTGCGGCCGGTGCGCTTGGCAATTTCGTTGGAGCATTCCAACTCAAAGCCGGCGCCATCCCACTTGCCAGTCAAAGCGGCATTGACAGCACGGATCATGCTGTAGCGGGCCTTTTCTTTCTGGGTCAGGTCGGGGTTATTGGTGTCGCCAAAGTCGGCCACGGGCTTGCCGGATTTCTGGGCACGCTCCAGCACCACATCGGCAGCGGTCAGGCGGGCTTGTTCGATGGTGGCACCGCGCTGAATGAGGCCGGTGCGCAGTTCAGCGCTGAGGTTGTATTTGCGGGCCAGCGCGTCGATCTCGGTCATGCGGGCGCGTTCGGCTTCGGCACCGCGTTGCTGTGCAGCCGGGTCAACACCGCGCGAGGCATCGCCGTTGCTGACAGTGGTGGCCTGCAGGGATGTACCCGCTGCAGGGGTGGATTGGCCGGTACCAGAGGCGGTGGCCTCGCCGGTGACCTGCTCTTGCAGGCGGAAATGACGGAATTTCATAGATTGCTCCAGGGGTTGTGAAACGGAAGGGGAAAAGGTTTGCGCCAAAGGCGCGGGGGACTCAGCCGCAGATCGGATGACCTGCACGCCGTTGGCAACGTCAGGGCTGGCATTGCGGCCAACTCCGACGGTGGGGTCTGCTGGCACAGTGACCAGCGAAATTTCGAGCGGTTCCCAGTCGACCGCTGTAAGGGTGTCGGCCTCGGTGTCGTCCAGCCACTTGTAAACACGGTAGGCAAAGGACACATTGACCAGAATGTCGTCAGACGCCTGACCCATGGCCCAGCTGCCACGTTCGTCCTTGCCAAAGCGCACCGTGGCGCGGTTGATACCGTCGGTGCCGGTGTCGATCGACTCGACCACGCCCAGCAGGTCATCCATGCAGTGGTTGAACAGCAGCGGCATGGTCTGCTGCCGCAAGCCCTGGCGCATGGCACCCGGGGCGTGGCTCAGTATCTCGGTGCCGTACCACATCTCCACCGGCGCGTCGCTGCTGAAAGCCAGCTGACAGGTGCGGGTGTCCTTGTCGATCTGGACGCCGCGCTTGCCATCGCCACCTGGCAACAGGCGCAGCGACAACGTGCGGACCTGCGGCTCCAGCGTTTCAGGGGGTTTGCGTTTCATGGGATTCCTTTGGGTCAAAAAAAAGGCCACTCGAAAGTGGCCTGGTAGATGTAAAAATCAAAAAAAGTCAGACTCGCATCACAGGCATCAGACTGGCTTGCGTGAGTGCACCCCATGGGCTAAGCTGTACCTCGCACCTAAGGTGGTACTGGGTGCCGCGCACTCCGCCCACGACTTGGTGCAAGATGATCAATCCGCTAATTTGCGGCGACCCGCTCAGCACTGCGCTTGGATTGGGGTCTGATCCGCTGTAGACCTCACACGTCACAACGGCGCTGACAATCGTCTCGCCTGGGCTCACCATGTCTGTGAAATCCCACCCGACTATGTCGTCTTCCGCAATGTCTTTTTCGTCAATGACTTTTGTGATGCGTGTCATGATTTATCTCACTGTCCGTACTAATTTATTGCCTTTGACGATCCGGGTGAGTGCCGAGCCTCTTACTATCATGCGCGGGTTTGGGATCAGCGTGAACGCTACCTGATCACCGCCGCGCATGGTCATCACATCAGCCGAATCGATCGCGGCCACGACGGCCATTGCCCAGTTGCCTGCTGCAATCAGCGCACTGTCCGAACCGTCTGTGCCGTACATCACCGCGCCTGTTGTCACCAGCGTCTGCATGGCGTTCAGGTCGGCAGCATCAGTCATTGATACGGTGCAACTCGTCACGCCGACGATGTTGCCTGTTAATGCAGTAGTGTCTGGTGCGTCGGTCGTAGCCAAGGCCGCGCCGGTTGTAACTGCAGTGACGACTGACGATGTGTCGCCTGTATCAACCGTAGCTGCTTGGCCCACTATCCAGTTGGCAGCAGTAGACGATGCAGTGTCAGCGCCATCGACCGAACCGATAGACGCCAAGGTGACTGAGCCAGCCTGTGCCGAGACTGAGGTGGCGTCTGCACCATCGGCCTGTGCAGACTGTGCCGTCATCCAGTTGGCAGCGTTGAGCGCAGTAGCATCACTTGCGTCAGTTGTCGCAATGGACGCGGATGTCAGCGACCCTGCTGATGTTGTCGCTGCGCTGATGTCTGCGGCGTCTGTGGTGCTTACTTGTGCTGTTGTCCAGTTTGCAGCAGTGCCTGATTGGGTGTCGGTGGCATCAGTCGATGTGATGCTGCCGTTTGTCGCGCCACCCCCTGCGCTGACTGCATCAGGTATCCAGATCAGGCGCTCTTCTGGCTCGAAGATTTGCCAG